TTCGCAGGCTTCGGCAGACGTTCCCAAGGCTTGTCCTTGAGCACCCGGGCGAGTTGGCGCTTGTTCACCCCATGGGTGAACGCTTCTTTCCCGGCCGCCACGATGGCGTCGTCAGCGGTGGCATGCCAGCCGTCCGCCAGCGCGGCCTCGTGCTCTGCCACATCGGCCACGCTGCGGTACTGGTACGAGCCGCCCAGCAGACCGCCAAACGAGCCGGGGGACTTGTAGACAAAGATGGGGTAGTTCATCGCTTCCTCGGCGCTTTGCTCGGCATCCCGGCCTTGGTGGCAGCGGTGCGAGCGGTGTTCAGCGCGATGGCGACAGCCTGCTTCTGCGGCTTGCCACGCTTCACCTCTTTCGAGATGTTCTCGCTGATCGACTTTTGAGAGTAGCCCTTCTTCAACGGCATAGTGCGCTCCTCATGTGAAAACGCGGGCGGCGGCCGGGAGCTCCCAACCCAAACCGCCCGCGCTGGTGGTTGCAGCCTGCCGTCAGGAAATGCGGTACGTGATCAGCGTGGTGGCCGAATCGCGCCGCGTGCGGAACCGGGCCGACGACCCGGCGGTCGCGCCCGTTGCAGCCGCGCCGACGATGGTGTGGTCGGTGTTGACCGTGATGGTCAGCGCGAACGCGGCCAGCGTGATCAGCGACCAGTCGAACGACTCGCCCACGCCGATCTGCGTGGCCGCGATGACGGTCGCTGCGGTGGGCAGTTGCACGTTGCGGGCCTGGGTGGGCGTGGCCGTCACGATGCCGGTGAGGCAGTTCGCGGCGGTCATGGCCATCGAGCCGCCGTCAGTGACGTTGGCCGGCGCGCCCTGCGGCTGCCAGTTGCCGTTGTCGCTGATGACGGGGTCGGTGCCGACCTCGTAGAACACCGGGAACGCGCCTGCGCGGATCTCGATGGTAGCGCCGTTGGTGAAGGCGGACGAGGTGTAAGTGCCGTTGGTCAGGGCACTCAGCAGGTCCAACTGCGACGGGTAGTTGGGGTAGCCAACTTGCTGCAGAATCTCGGCCTCGCCTTGGGTCTGGACGACGATCTTCTGGTTAGCGGTCAGCGTGACGACAGCGGTGCCTTGCGCCGCGATGGTCTGGTAGGNCATGTGTGAACTCCTTGAGATGCGGTTGCGATGCGGGCCGGGGTCACCGGCCCGCTACGTCATCAGGGTTGAGCCGTGGACTGACCGAACAGCAGGATGCCCGACATCTCGGGCTGCTTGTTCACCACGCCGAACAGGCAGTCGAGGCGGTACTTGGTCTTCATCGTGTTGATGTCGTACTGCTTCTGCATCACCAGTTCGATGCCTTGGTCGGTCGAAGCGCGCATGATCGCCGCACCAGCATTCGTCGGGGGAGCGTAGCTGCCCGGCAGAATTTCCAGCGCGTCCTTCTGCCAGAAGCAGTTGATCGGCGCGGCAGCGGTGTTCAGGCGCGTGACGGTGGCCGAGGCATTGGCGGTGATCGAGCAGTTCTGGTACTGCTTCTCGGCGTCCGTACCACCCTGGGCCGAGATCATCGGCGGGGTGATCACCACGGTGTTGCCGCCACCGACGCTGACGACGCGGAAGGTCTTCAGCACGCCGGTCGAAGCCTTCGTGATGTGATGGACCGACTCCACACCGTCGATGCGGATGACGTCGCCTGCGCGCAGGTCGGCGTTGCTCGTGACCGTGATGGTCTGGAAGCGGTTGTCCTTGTTGGACGTTTCGCCAGTCACCGCAACGGTCGTCGCCTCGGGCACGTAGTAGTTGCTGGCCGTCGCACGGGTGTCGATGGTCGTGTTCGAGCCGGTCACTGCACGGATGCGGTTGGCGTAGTCGAACTTGTACGTCTCGAACCCGGCGACCGTGCCAACGAAGCCGCGGCGGTACGCATCCTCGGACATGCGGTTGCCGAACGAACGGGTGGCGATGGCAAGGTTGCCGGCCATGCCGTTGTAGTCGCGGCTCGACAGGGCGAGGTAACGGTCGAAGTTCTGAACGCCGATCTCGTTGAACGCCGTGTCGCACAGCGCCACGTCGTCGTAGTCACCGGCAGCACCCGTGACGCAGACGGCGACCGAGCCGAAGTTGGCAGCAGCGCCCATGATGGCGAGGTTGATGTCGCTGGCGAGCTTCTGCTTGGCAGCGTCGCCCAGGCGACCCTCGTCCATCGCGTCACGCAGTTCCAGCGCGTCCATGATCCACGGCACCGACCGCTGGAAGCCGAGCGTGGCCGGCACCGACAGTTGGGTCATGTTCTGGAAGTTCAGCGTCTGGTCCATGCCGCTGAACGACTGGGCGATGAAGGGCTGCGGACGCCAGATGATGTTGTTCGTGCGCTCCATCATCTCGCCGCTGGTGCGGTAGATGGACACGTTGCGCGACAGCACCAGGGCGTCGTTGAAGCCTTCGAGCATGTTCTCGAAGGCGACTCGTTCTTCCTTGACGAAAGAGTTGGACATGAAAAGCTCCTATCGGGGTGAACGCTTCAGTTGCTGCTTGTACGCGAAGACCTTGGAATAGTTTCCGGTCTTCTCGGCNTCGGCGCGCAACCGTTCNAGTTGAGAGTCTACCGTACCCGACTTCGGGCCNTCACCATTGACGACTCGNTCGGGTGCGGGGGTGGGTTTGCGTGGCGTCACTTTCAGTTCCTTTTCCAGTTTCGCAACCGCAAACGCGAATTTCACCGGGTCACTCAGAGACGCCAGTTCCTTCGCCTTCTTCGGGTTCTTGCCGAGTGCGTAAATCAGCAACGCGGGGTTTTCGGCACCTTGCAGAATCACGCCTTGCTGGACCGTGCTGAAGACTTGCTGCGCAACTTCTTCGGCATCGTCGTAGTCCTTGACCTTTAGGTCGGCTTTCGCCTTCCCGTAGGCATCCAGCTTGGACTGCCACGCCTTCGCCTGTTCCTCTTCGGCGGCTCGGGCCTTGGCTTCTGCTTCAGACACTTGGCGCTTGTGGTCGTACCACTGCTCCAGTGCCTTCTCGTACCGCTCGGAGTCGTAGTCGAAGTCTTCGAGCTTCGGCTTGGCGCTCAGGGGTGCCGGCTTGTTCTCGGCGCCCTGCATGGCCTGCAGCTTGGTCTCGTACTCTCGAATCTTCCTCTGAGCCTCGCGGTGAGACTTGCGCAACTCGCGCACCCATTCCGGCGCAGGAGTGCTCTCTTCAGGAGGCGGCGCTTCCTCCCCGATGGAGACAACAACCTCGTCAGACTCTTGCTGCTCGGATTCGCTCGTCGGCTGATCTTCGACGGAGGGGTTCTCGTCGTTGATTGCCTCAANCTCGTCCAGAACCGCTACGTCTTCGTGGTCGGTGTCGTCCTTGTCTGCCTTGTCAGTCATGTGTTCCTCATCTCATCCGTTATGGGCCGGACGGAAGCCACGTCAAATCATTGTTGCACAGATTGTCGGTTCTGCACAACATCAATCACTTGTTGATCGGCGTCGAGTTGCAGGCGTTCGATGGTCTCCATCGTTTTCACCCGAGTCAATTCGGTTTCGGCGACCGTTTTGGCAGCATCGGCGCGGGCCTTCTCGGCCTCGGCCATCGCCTTCTCGGCAGCAGCCTGGACGAATACAGCGTTCGGATCAGGCTGCGCGTTGGCCGCTGCCGCCTCGGCCGCCTTGATGTCCTCATCGGTCGGCTTGACGACACCCATGTCCACGAGCTTCTTGCGGAAGAACTCCCGCGCGTCGGCCAGACCCTCGCCTTCCATGTTCATGATGATCATGGCCTGGAGCACGGCCTGCGTCTGCGGGTCTTGCGTCACCGCAGCGAGGTTCGTGAGCGACTGGACGATGGCTTCGCGCTGCGAACGGAACGACGGGCCAACATCCACGCTGACGTCGAAGTCTGCAGTGCTCAGGTCGCCTTCGTAACGCAACTCACCCTGCTCGTCGATCATCGGCTTCATGAGTTCGATGCTCTCGACGGTGTTCTGCAGGCCCAGGCCCTTCATCTTGCGCTTGGGCTCGATGTAGAGCTCCTTCGCCATCGACAGCCAGATTTCACCGCACCGCCGAATGGCCTTCGCCATATTCGACAGGTAGATGTAACTCTGCATGTCGAGCCGCTGCTGGACGGTCTCCAGCGCCTTGCCCGAGATGTTGCTGACGATCTTGTCGCCCTGCTCCTGGTTGCCCAGCAGGTCACGGATGTCCTGCTCAGTGATCTGTAGCAGGCCCGCCAGCGCCGGGGGCACCGATGCCGACTTCGTGTANGCCACCGGCCCACCGACCTGCGTGTTCCCGTCCGGCCCCGTGACGGGGTTGATCAGCAGATACGGGTAGTTCTTGATGTTGTCCTCAGACCACATCACCTGGTGCCCCGCCACCTGCTCCGGGGTCATGATCGGCTTCTCGATGCTCGACAGCGCGCTGATCTCTGCGAGCTTGGAGAGCTGCATGTTCTTCAGCCGCTGGGCGTCCTTCGCCGTGCGGACGTGACCGGAACACCGCTCCACGTTGTCGATGAACCACCGCTTGCCGTAGAACGGCACGATGGGGATGTACTTCCCGGCCAGGAAACCCACGTCCTCCAGCACCCGGCCACCGGACATGATGTACTTGTGGACCCGCTTGCGCGCGATCTTGCGCTGCCTCACCTCGATGGTGCCAACGGCCTCCAGCGTCGCACGGGTCTCGTCGTCCAGTTCGCTTTCGAGGTATTTCTCCTCGGTGCCNTCGATGGCCTCGAAGATGTGCAGCGTCTCGCGCACGTTCTCGACCCGGTAGAACTCGGCGATGTACACCACGTCGGGCGTCTGCCAGTCGAACTCGCTCTGATGGACGATTTTCGGCCACGTCGCCGGGTCGTCGTTCCACTCCCGCATGTAGGAAGAACGGGTCATGGACGTCAGCACGAAGCAGTGCCTGGCGTCCGACTTGTCCTGCCGCTTGGCGTTGAGGTCGAAGAACACCGACGAGTCAGCGTCGAAGATCGGCTCGATCCTGATACGCTGGTACTCGTTGTCCGGGTCTTCCTCGTCCTCGTACTCGGCCCGCAGACGCCACGCCCCGAACCCACCGGCCACNCCCTCCTCGAANGCGTTGTCATACGCCTCCTCGGCGCACGAGTCCTGCTCGTCGGCGCGGTAGAGCTTGTCGCAGATGTCCGCGAGGTTCCGGTTCTTCGANCCGTCCTTCGAGATGAAGTTGACGGTGATGCGGTTGTTCCGGTACTCGCTGAAGATCCGCTGCACGGCCAGCGCGATCTTGTTGACCTCCAGTCGAGGCTTGTTCTCGTACTGCTGGAACAGTGGGCCTTCCCACTGCGCACCCGCAATGGAGTAGAACCGGCGGTCCTGTAGACACTGCAGACGCTCGTCGCGCAGCGCAGTCTGGATCTTGTCGAACTCCGCCAGGGCCTCCTGGTGGACGTCGTTCATGCGCTGTTCGTTCGAGGGGCGTGCCATGTCATGCTCTCTGTGTCGCGTTCCAGTAGTTTACCGTTGGAACTACGATGCGCGAGTGCGATGCACCGCGCTGGTTGAGCACCGGGTCGTCGGTGCCGATGGGGAACGCGAAGGTGACGGCGATGGCATCGGCAGCGTCGGGAGAGGCGAGTCCTCGGGCTTTCATCTCCTTCTTCGACTCCAGGAAGATGGCCCCGGCGCTGTTCGGCTTGACCCGTGGCCCCGTGAGGTCGTCGCGCAGGTGCTTGTCGTTGGGGATCGACGCTGTGGACAGCCACTCCTTGAGCGCACCCCAGATTTCAGCACGCTTGTTGCCGTACATCGCCGGCCTGCTCGACTTCCATCCGAAGTTGACCCCGCGCACCTTGTACCGCTGCTCCTTGAGCCTGTCAAGCACCCCGGCGCCCAGGCCACCCTCGTCCACCACCGTCAACGTCGGGCGGAACTCCTCGATGGCGCGAATGACGTGCCCGACGACGGTCATGGTGTCCTCGCCCTTGTATCGCCGCAGCGTCAGGATCGTCCGCCCCTGCCGCACCGCGATCACCGTGCTGTCCACCCCGCTGCGCGCCGGGTCCACGCCGATGACGACGGGCGCACTGGGGTCGGGCACTGCCTCGCGCTTCATCGCCTCCTCGACCCGCTGCAGGTCGATGAACTGGTCGTCCCCGGTGCTCGGGAACTGACCATACACCTCGATGCGCGCCTCCCGGCTGTCCTCACCGTGCTCCGCGATGATCTGGTCGTACACCGCCTTGTCGGTGCCCTCGACCGTGCGAGAGTCGATCTGCCGCGTCTGCCAGAAGTCCCGCCTCGACGTGAAGCACTCGTAGAAGTACCCGCTGGGTCGGCGAGGGTTGCTGAACGCGAGCCAGTACCTGTCAACGATGGGCTCGGTGAAGAAGCCCGCAGCCACGGACCAGATGGTGTCCGGGATGCCGCTGGCCTCGTCGAAAATCACCATCATGCCGTCGTGATTGTGGACACCCGCATACGCATCGGGGTTCTCCTCGCTCCACAGTTTCCCCTCGGCACCCCAGTACCGCGTGCCCTTGCTCAGATCCCGCTCGACAAGGGTAGTGAGCCACGCTGCAGGCACCAACTTGGTCGCCGACGGCTCCCACCAGTGCGCGTTAATCGCCATCGTGGCCCACTTTGTCAGTTCGCCCCAGGTGACCGACCTCAACTGCGGTTCGCTGTTGGCACTGACGATCACGAAGAACCGATCCGCGTCGACAGCATCCACAAGATGAGCCACGACACGAGTGCGCTCTTCCCGATCCCCCGGCCCGATGCGACGGCGCTACGCATCGCCTGGAGCACGGCCCCGGGGCTGCGGTTCGTGCGGATGTGACGAGTGATCGAGCGCAGCACCTCCCGCTGCCAGGTACGCGGTCCGCTGAAGTGTTCGAGGGGAGTGTTCTTCTGCCCCCAGGGGAACGTGAACATCACGAACGTCTCGGGGTCGTCGGCGACGTGGGGCGACCACATCTGCGACATGAGNAGCTGCTCCTCCTCGGCGCTGTAGCGTTGGCGCTGCGCTGGCATCAGTCGTTGTCCTCAGTCTGCTGTTCTTGCCGGTGCTCGATCAGCCCCATGGTGTCCACGTCAACGACTTCTTCGATAGGCTGGATCATCTGCACCCGTGCCCGAGCCTGTTCNAGNGCTGCGGTGATGCTGATGGACTGGTTGATCTCGACCTGCTTCGTGTCGCCGTAGGTCTTCCGGTTGTCGGCGCCCATGAGCCACTTCAGGGTGTCCACGCGCAGACGAGAGCGCGCCACGTCCTCGGTGCTGTCATCGGCATCGGCGATCTCGACGAGGCGACCAGCCCACCACTCGGTGCGCAGTTCCTTGGCCTCCTTGTACCGNTCATGACGAGCGGGGTCGCGTTTGATCCAGCGGAAGAAGGCTTCGTAGTCAATCTGGCGAACGTCGTGCTCGATGACGTTCTTGAGGGTACGTCCGCGCACCATCTCGCCAAGGACTCGCTCGAACATGGCGAGGAATACCGCCTCCTGACCCTCCCGGGTCATTCTGGCCGCTTTGGCCTGCGATATGTGCGGTGTGACGCTGTGACTAGGCGACGAGGTGGCATCGAGCCACGTAGGGATCGCCTGAGCGACTGGCGGATTCTGCTCCATGCGACGAGTGTAGCACGAGGGGGTGGGGAAGGAAAAAGGGAATGGATTGGTTCAAGGATTCCGGCGAGGTTGATGGGATAGATTGGTTCAATGGCTTACGGGTTCGGGGGTGCTGAAAATTTTTGTGGGGTGTACGTTTTTGAACACGGGGCCGGCTCAGTCGAGGGGTACCCCCCTGCTCCCCCCTGCCCCCTGCCCCCTGCTCCCGTGCTGCAGCAGGACCAGGGAGCGTGGCCCCCAGGGAGCGTGGCCCCCAGGGAGCGTGGCCCCCAGGGACCGTGGTCCCCAGGGAGCGTGGTCCCCAGGGGCCGTGGCCCCCAGGGTCTCAGGTGTATTCATCCTCGAGCGAAGTGACGAGGCCATCGAAGTCTTCGTTCGGCCCCAGCATCGACGCCAGGGTGAAGACAATGATCGGGTCAATCCCGTACTCGGCGGCCAAGCTTTCCAGGTA